CGCGGCTGGTTAAGTCAGCCACAAAGTCCTTGTTGTCGTCCATCGCAATTACCGCTGTCTGCGTGGGAGTTGCTAATGCGTAATCTTCGTTTTCAAACGGTGTACCGTTCTCTGCTACCTGTGTGAAATCCTGTCCTGCTTTTTTCATTTTAAATTCTCCTTTAGATTTATCTCCCCGTCATGCCGCTAGGTCAGCAAAATTTGTTTTTAAGTTTAGCTTTACTATCTCTGAGACGCTGGTCTCTCAACTGGTTCGCTGTAGGTCATGAAGGTCTCGAAACTCATTCCTCTGACTTCTTCTACTGACTCGATTTCGAGAACTATAACGGCCATAACGTTTTTGTACTCAGCCTTAGCGATCTTTAAAGCCTTTTCAGGTGAAAGCTTTGTTGTGCCTACCTTTACGATAGGTAATAACTGCTCCATTGTCTACCTTAACCTCTGCTACCTTGATCGTGTTCGTGATAATGGTCCTTGTGAAATCTGCCTTTGCCATGTTTGTTACTTCCTTTCTTTATCTTGTTTTAATCAACTTTGTTGATATAAATAGTATATCATACTTTGGAAGAAAATGCAATAGCTTTTTTCCATTTTCTTCATATTTCTTCCAAAAGTTTCCGCGATATGTTATAATGAGATATAGGAAATATGAAGGAGGTGAAGCGGTGGACGTTAATACAATAGTTCAGTTAGTAGGTAGCTTGGGATTTCCTGTCGTGTGTTGTGGGGCTTTATTCTGGCGTATGATTAAGTCAGACGAACAGCACAAGGAAGAGATGGATAAAATCAGTACATCTCTTAACAATAACACGGAGGCGCTTTTAAAGCTGACAGAGAGGTTAGGGAGGATTAGAAATGACAGTCACAGCATTTAATTTACCAGAGACGGTGAGCGTATCCTTTTTGGTAATAGCAGGGCAGTTCGGAAACGGTGAGGACAGGAAACAGAGATTAAAAAAGGCAGGCTACAATGCGGAAGAAGTTCAGAAATGCGTTAATGATTTGCTTCCTATTCTTAATAGGTATGGAGGTTAGTACTATGGCAAGTATTCAGACAGCTTATGAATGGGCTATAGAGAAATGCAACGCTCCGAATATCGGTTATAGTCAAGCATATCGCAATCAGCGCACGGTAAACGGGATAACATATTATGATTGTTCGTCATTTATATGGTATGCGTTAATGGCTGGAGGATTTGATGTGGTTAGGGCTAATGGTGGAGACACTTGGCCTTTTACTACTGGAACTATGGCACGATGTTTAAGCCTGTTAGGATTCACGAAAATGCCGACCACACAGCCTTGGAAAGCTGGTGACGTGTTAATACGCACAGGGCATACAGAAATGGCTTTTGATAGTAATCACACCATGGGTGCACATAGTAGCAGAGTTCCTTTAGATCAGCAAGTCTCTATTAACTCTAATCCCTCTAAGTCAACCGACTGGCTAGAGCTTTGGAGATATGGGACAGGAGCACAAAGTGAATGGATTAAAGGAAACTACTGGCTATCTATGGGAGAAATGCAGAACAACGCATTAATTATATTCCGGTACTTACTAGCACGTGGCTGGACAGTCGAAGCCATTTCCGGTATGCTTGGCAATATGCAGGTAGAGAGCCACATTAATCCGGGGGTTTGGCAAGACCTTAACCCTAATCCCAAACTCGGTTGGGGTCTCGTACAGTGGACGCCATCTACTAACTTCACTGATTGGGCTAGTGCACATGGTTATGCAAACGATGATGGAGACGCACAATTATTATGGATAGACACAGAGACAGTTAATTACGGTCAGTGGATACCTACGGCTCAGTATCCAGAATCATTCAATCAGTTTAAAGTTAGTACGCAAACGCCAAAATACCTTGCTGATTGTTTCCTAAAGAATTTTGAAAGACCTGCCGAAATTGACCAGCCAATACGTCAGACCTACGCGCGTTACTGGTATGATTGGTGGGAGGGTTCACCAGTTCCACCTCCTAATCCAAACCCAGAACCAGATTGGAAACATTCAATGCCAATATGGTTCGCTTTAAGAAAGTTTTAAAATGTTTCACGTGAAACATTAAAGAGATTATAGAAAGGAGTAAATAATGGCAGTTAGAAAGAAAGACGATTTACTGAGCGCTATTCGCGCTAGACTGGGAGACGATACCAGTGATGAGGCTTTATCTCTTATTGAGGATTTCCATGATACCTTAAACGACTATGACAGCCGAGCAGGTGAAGATTGGAAAACTAAGTATGAAGAGAATGACAAAACATGGAGACAGAAGTACAGAGACAGGTTCTTCCAGACACCTTCTAAAGAGGAAGGCGACACTACTCCGGCAGAAGTTGTTTCCGATAACGCCACAGACTTAGAGTCTGAGGGCGAAGAAAAAACATTTGATTCATTGTTCACAGAAAGGAGCGATAACAGTGGCTATTAAACCAAAAAATGTAGACCTTACAGCAAATAGTGTGGAAATCCTCAACCAGATTAGGGAATGTTCCAGCGCCGCATATCAGAGAGCAATTCCGAAAGCGGCAGGCAACACAGAAAGTATCCGTAAGATAGGCGGAATCATGATGGATTACACGCCGTTACAGAACGAGTTTTTAAGCGCTCTGTACAATCGTATCGGTAGAGTTATTATCAGTTCAAAAATGTATTGGAACCCGTGGGCGCCTTTCAAAAAAGGCCTCATGGAACTGGGTGAGACAGTAGAGGAAGTATTTGTAAACATTGCTAAAGCCCATACCTTTAATCCTCAGGTAGCGGAATCAAAATGGATGGAACGGCAGATTCCCGACGTGCGCGCGGCCTTCCACACGATGAACTATCAGAAGTTTTACAAAGCTACAATCAGCAACGACCAGTTAAGGCAGGCATTCCTGTCATGGCAGGGTATCACTGATTTGATCGCTAAGATCGTCGATAGTATGTATACTGCTCATAACCTTGACGAGTTTAACGTTATGAAATATATGCTTGCTAGGAACATTCTTAACGGCCAGCTTTATCCATGGACGGTTCCGGCTGTCACAAAAGAAAGTGCAAGTGACGTTGTTACGGAAATTAAGGCAATCAGTAACGAACTGGTGTATGACAAACCGACTTACAATCTTAATGGCGTTTACACACACAGCCCTAAAAACGATCAGTATATTATTACAACCGCCAGATTCGACGCTATCATGGACGTAAATGTTTTAGCATCTGCCTTTAACATGGATAAGGTGGAATTTATGGGGCACCGTGTTCAGATCGACGGATTTGACCAGATTGATGAGGCTCGTATGGCCGAGTTATTCGCAGACGATCCGGCGGCTGGTTATGTTCCTTTAACAGAGGCAGAAAAGACAGCGCTTAAAGCGGTTCCGGCTGTACTGATTGACAAAGATTACTTTATGATCTTTGACAACCTTTACAAGTTTACTGAGGATTACAACGGCGAGGGTCTGTATTGGCAGTACTGGTACCATGCATGGAAGACGTTCTCCAGTTCTCCATTTGCTAATGCTGTTATTTTCGTTCCGGGTACTCCTGCCATAAACAGTATTACTCTTTCACCTGAAGCATCTACGGTTAATAAGGGCAATATGTTACAGCTTAACGCCGTGGTCGAAACTACAGGGTTCGCACCGAAGACGGTCGTATGGTCTGTCAACAGCGAGTCAAGTACGATCAGCCAGAACGGTTTACTGTCTGTAGGGGCAGACGAAACATCGGCCAGTTTAACCGTAACAGCTACATCTACGTTTGATATAGAAAAGACAGGTACAGCAACTATCACAGTCCCAAGCGTCTAACTCTATCTATTCAGAATGTGTTTCTTACCGACGGTGACGATCTCGTTATGACTTACAGCGAGGGTTCTGGGTTCACCGTCGGAGAAATGAGAATAGATAGTGAAGGTGACTTATGGGCAATCTATTATGACGAGGGCGGTAATATGTATATAGCACCAAACACTAACATAAGGGTTCTGAAAAATGTCCCTCTGGATAACACCTACAGAAATACAATCTATTTTGGGAATGCTACCAATCAGCTTAATTATTTCTTAAGCAAGCAGAAGTATGCATTCAATAACCAAACGTACCAGAGGGTAAACAATGGAGTCATGACATTAAATCGTTCAGCAGACGATCTATACGATTGCAATTATCTCATGTTCCAGAATCCGTCTTATGGAAACAAATGGTTCTATGCTTTCATCTTAAGCGTGGAATATATTGGCAACACAACGGCAGAAGTCAGATTCGAGATAGACATTATGCAGACATGGCACTTTGATTACACAGTCAATATGTCATTTGTTGAAAGGGAAATGAGTGTTACTGATAAGGTAGGCGACAATCTCGTTCCTGAGAATCTGGAACTGGGAGAATACGTCTACAAAGATTTGGGAATCTCTTCCTTATTTACATTGTATCAGATTATTGTGGCGGCTACCTTTGACGAAAACTTAGAGGACGCTACGGGCGGAATGTATGGCGGTGTGTACTCCGGTCTTCATTACAACGTGTTTAGCACGTGGCAATCAGCAAGCACATTTATAGCAGACGCTACGGAACAAAACAAAGCAGATGGTATCGTTTCTATATTTATGTTACCGGTAGCTTTCACCGCCAACTATCAGGCTACCATACCGGAGGCGTTCACAATCGAAAGGGATAAACACTTATCAGATATTGATGGTTATATTCCTAAGAATAACAAACTTTTTACAGCCCCATATAATATGCTTTACGTCACTAACAATGAGGGAGGAGCCGCAAACTATCCGTTCGAGTATTTCAGCACAGATAACTGTACCTTTAAGGTCACAGGTGCTATGTGCTGTACGCCTGAATGCATGATTATTCCTTTAAACTACAAGGGAGTGGCAAACAACTACAACGAGAAGCTAACTATTGGTAACTTTCCTCAGTGCGCTTTCACAGTGGATACCTTTAAAGCATGGGTCGCACAGAACCAGAACCGCATTGCATATGACGCGGCTATCGGCATCGCTCAGACAGTGGGCGGAGCGGCCGCCATGTACGCTACCGGAGGTTTAGCAGGAGGAGGCACAGCCATGGGAGGCTTTGAGAAAATCTCAAGTCTTGTAGCTACAGCGGCGGATAAGTCCACACTTCCACCTCAGGCAAGAGGAGGTGGTGGCTCTATCATTAACATGGCAAACCAGATTAAGGGGTTCCAATTCTTCTACGCGTATATTCGTGCGGAATTTGCACAGATCATAGACAACTATTTCAACGTTTATGGTTACGCTACGCATAGAGTCAAAATCCCTAACCGAGTTATTCGGCCTCACTGGAACTATGTTAAAACCCAGAACGTAAGCTTAACTGGTTCTGTGCCAGCCGACGACATGGCAAGGTTAAGACAGATTTATGATAATGGTGTGACGTTCTGGAGAAATGGCGATGAAGTCGGTGACTATTCACTCGATAACAGACCGAGTACAACTTAAGGAGGTGAGGACATGGGAAGAGGTAAGAAAGCAAAATGGGAAAGCGCGCTGTTAAATAACCGCACCTATCTACAGTATTACAATAGGCTGTTAGAGTTAGCAATCAATATGTACGAGTGGAAGAACCTTCCCGATACCGTAGATGAAAGATTCCTTGAACTGACCTTATTCTCGGACGGCATGGCAGTTTATTTCCGTGATGAAATTCTCGGAGACTTATGCTTGCAAACAATGATTGGCGGTAATCTGGACGTGTACAGAATACCTATGGAACGTACAGCTTACGCCGCAAACGGCTATCAGGTAAGACTTGACCCTGCAAACAGTGTCATTATCTTTAACAACTATACTCACACTAACAGTATGCTAGATATCGAAATGTATGCACGCAGACTGTACAACATCGAAAGAACCATCGACGTTAATGTTAATGCACAGAAAACACCTGTCATGGTGATCGGCTCAGAAGCGCAGAGATTAACTCTTAAAAATCTTATGATGCAGTATGACGGCAACGAACCCTTCATCTATGGTGATGATAAACTCAGTGTGAACGCACTTAACGTGTTGAGGCTTGACGCTCCATATGTAGCTGATAAGCTTAACATACTTAAGCGGCAGATATGGAATGAAGCATTAACCTATCTGGGAATCGAGAACAGCAACACAGAAAAGAAAGAACGCCTTGTTACAGATGAGATCACAAGCAATCTTGGAGGCGTAGAAGCGCAAAGATTCTGTAGGTTAAACGCACGGAGGAAAGCGGCAGATCAGATTAATGCAATGTTCGGAACTAACATCACTGTAGATTTCCGTGAGGAAAACAAAGTGAAGTACTTTGATGAAGCCGAGGACGAGGAAAAGGAGGATACACAGTATGAGTAAATACACCACAGAAGTACGCTTCATCTGTGAAGAGGCGGCAGGGCTTGTATCATCGGTAGGTTACTTGGGAGTGAACGATGTGATTAACACAGCATTACCAAAAGTATTCAACTTTGATTTCCCGATCTTTGACGAGGCGTACAGACCTATTCTTGAAAAGAAAATCCTCAAACATTATTACACGCGTGAGATCGGTCTTGAAACAGTCGGCTTGTGGAAATTGTTTCTGGATACTAAACTTAACGAGATCATGCCGTATTACAATCAGCTTTATAAATCGGAGTTAATCTCATTCAACCCGATGTACGACGTGGACTTGACCAGAGATCATCAGTTAAAACGTTTAGAGGATATTAAAGAAACTGGTACGCAGGAATCAGATACCAACCGAAACGGCACACTTGACACTACCGCAAATAAAACGGGTACTACACATGACACATCATTAACTACAGATCATGGAACTGCCAATCAGGATATCTCAAACCAGAAAACAGCACACGGCACAAACGGAGATACCACAGATGTAACTACCACAGTTTCGCACGTTGACAAATTCTCTGATACTCCACAGGGCGCTTTAGATGGTTTAAAGAATGATACCTATATGAGTGAAGCGCGCATTGTAGACGACACTAACACAAGTAAAACCGTTGTAAGTGGTAGTGATGATATCAATGAAAATAATACAGGAAACACAACAACGGAAACAGACGCAACGTCAGATACAACTAGCGACGGAATAACCACACAGAACGAAACTGTAAATACAACTAATACTGACAAGGAAAATAGGGTAGCCACACAGAATACCAATAAGAACCTTAACTCCATCGATGATTACATCGAGCACGTTACAGGAAAAACAAGTGGAGTATCCTACTCAAAGTTACTTAACGAATTTAGGGAAACATTCCTAAATATAGATATGCTTATTATCAATGATTTGAGCGATCTATTCATGAACTTATGGTAAAGGAGGCCACATTATGATTGGAAGTTTCACAGAAGTAAAACCCCTGTATTATTGGGTTCAGCACATCTTACCTCTTGTGTATGATGATTCTCTGTCCTACATGGAATTATTAGGTAAGGTGACAAAAATTCTTAATGAATTGGTAGAGAACAACAATCTTCTTCCTGACTACATTATGCAGTTAATCAAGGAGTATATCTCGAGTGGAGAGATTGAAAAGGTATTGTCGGAAGTCTTAGCTAACTATATGCTTAACGTTAAATTCCCTCCAAAAGGACTTACTCCGGCAGTAGGTGATGGGTCAGCAGATGATACCGAAGCCATTCAGGGTTGTATTGATTACGCCTATCAGAATGGAGGTATGGCAGTTTACTTCCCATCTGGGGCTTACTTAACACAGCCCCTCACTCTCAACGAAAAGGTAACACTCTTTGGACAGGATAGATATACAACACGTATCGTCATGAAGGGCGGGGCAACGAAACCACTTTTCACCGGTACGATCGATGAAATGAGTTTAACCGGATTAGGCTTTGATGGTAATATGGATATTCAGGTCAACAACGTAAATTTATTTACTATCACTGTTAATTCTGCCATCATCACAAACTGTCTGCTCACAGATGGATACGACTTACTTAACATCACAGTAAACAATGAGTTACAGTTAGACAACATCTTATTCCGTCATGCAGTAGAAAACGCGCTGGTAGTTGGTGGTGCAGGTTACGTACAGGGAGACAATCTTATCTTTAAATCTCTGTCAACATTAATCGGTAAGAACTATGTTATACTTAACACAAATAAGTCTATCCTCGAAGAAGTGAAATGTTTCGGGGCGGCTCCGAATGGTGTGTTGATCGGCGGTAATAGCAACGTAGTTAATATGTGGTGCGAGGCGTGCCAGACTCCTTACGTTGATAACGGAACCAACAACACAGTTCATGTTTATAGTGTTATGGAAGACGAGAAATTTACCGGAAATGTAAGCCAGTATATCGGAGGACACCTCACGCAAACGGTAGTAGCCGAAAAGATTCTTGCGTCTGGAAACCTTAAAGACACAGCTAATGGAACACGTGAGGAAAGCACTACCGGAAACAAGACAGAGACAGTAAACGGCACAAAGAAGGAGACCATCACAGGTCTTTACACAGAGAATGCAAACGGCGGTAAAGTGCTGGTATCTACTGACTACAACGAAAACGTAATCAACAAGAATATTACAGCCGCTAAGATCGAGGAAACTCTTACAGGCAACAAGACCGTAACAGCCGCTAACTTAACAGAGATAGTGGCAGGAGATACTACTATCACAAGTGATGATATATCTGCTACTGCTGACAACATTACATTTGATGTGAAGACTACTTTACATACAGATGCACAGAACACAGATATAAACTCGAAAGAAGCTACAACATTTACAGGTAAGGATTTTAAAGTTAATACTACTGAACCCTTGTCTTATAAAACTCCTACTGTTTTAGATCGGTATTTTAAAAGTGTGCCTTTTAAAGATGAATTAGGAGAGGTTTACAATGT